ACTATTATTATTTTATTGTTAGTTATTTTATTTTTAGTATACAAAACTTATTCTAAATAAATAGTATAAATTACTGCTAATATACCTAATGGGATTAATGTAGCAGGTGTTAAACTCATAGTAGATAATCCCGCTACTTTTAAATAATTACCTAAAAGTGGATCGTCTATAAATGGTAAATTTTTTGGTATGCCTCCGCCACGCTGACCTTTCATATATTTTTCTAAATATTTTTGACCTAATATAAGGGCGAATGGGACAAGAGTAGAGGATGTTAATAACTTAATCCCCTGGTATTTTGAAAATAAATCTAATACTCTATTACCCCAGACCTTTTCGACCAATTTATTAAGAGATCCACCTGACTGGTTTAATTTCTTAATATACATTTCATATACTAACATTAAAATCCCTAAAGGGATTAATGTATTGGCTGTTATATTAATAGAAGCTATCCCGGCTAATTTTAAATAATTACCTATTAAAGGATCATCTATAATTGGAAGATTATTTTTTAAAATATTACCACCCGTTTGTTTATTTTTTTTTAAAAAATCCGCCAGCGCGTCGTTACCAAGAACCAAAGCTACAGGAACAAGAGTTCCAGTTGTCAAGACGGTCACGCCTATATATTTAAGGTATAAATCAAATATTCTATTGTTTGTTATACCAGTTGCGAATTTGTATAATTTATTATGAACTTTACGAGTTGTCATTTATATATAAAAATAAAATTTTTTCTCAATTAATAATAATGAATAGATTAGTAAATATTCGCAATCAAATAAATTTCAAAAGTAAAAAAGGGAAAATATATATTGCAATTATAGTGGCGGTATTTGTTATTTTAGTAATAAATTATATAATAAAAAAAAGACGATGGGATCGAGCAAACCCTATATTTTTCAGCAATAGTATTCCAGCAGATACCAGAGCAATAGTACCTTCTAGAAAAATAAAAAACTCTATTAATAAGGGACATTTCACTTATATGATTTGGATATATGTCGAGGATTTAAAATATAGATATGGCGTACATAAAAATATTTTCACCAAAGGTAATATAGGGTATTATTCAGAAAGTCAGTCACCGGGTATGTATATAAGCCCTAAAAGAAATTCTATAGAGATTGTATTATCAACTATGGCTAATAATCAAATCATTAATGAAAAAATGATTTTAGACGACTTTCCTATGAAAAAGTGGTTTTCAGTAGCTGTTGTAGCGCACGAAAAAAGTGTTGCTGTATTTTTAAACGGTGAACTGTCTATATCAAAACCATTTTCAGGGGATATTATAGAAAATACTGGTAATATTGTTATTGGAGGGAATGGTGGTTTTATAAAAGGTGAGACTGAAATAGGTAGTAATTTAAACCTAATGTGTAAAAAAGCTGGATATAATAAGAGCGGAGAGGGTCAAGGTTTTTCTGGAAAAATATCATCCTTGTGTTATTTTCCTGAATCTAAACAACCTAAATTTATAAAATTAAAACACGCCAAAGGACCTTATTCAAGGGCCTTGTATACTAAAATATATAAATATTTTCTTCATATGATTCCTGGATTTAGAAAAAAGGTCGAAAACGAGGAGGGGGATGAATCTGAGGAAAAAGGATAAAATAGAACGTGTGCTTAAATAGTCCTAGTTGTAATATTTTTGTATAATTATATGATATAAAAATATTTTATCTCATTATATATTAATGTTAAAATTTTTAAAAAATAAAAAATTTTGGTATGGTATTGGTGGGTTTATATCAATAATAATATTAATAGTAGCAATATTCAGGTATTATAGGGGGTATACGACCGTTAAAGAATTCCTACATGATGCAAAGCATGGCTTCGAGGTAAAAAGTAATAAAATTAAACTTGCCCAACATAATAAAGGGTTTAGTTTTACTCATTCGTTATGGCTTTATGTGAAAGATTGGGATTATAGATATATGAACGAAAAATTTATTTTAGAAAAAGGCAAATTTAAAATTTATTTAGGGGCCAAAAATAATAATTTATATTTAGAAATCCCCATTTTAAATAATACCCGGCCTGAAATAATAGTGTATGAGAATATACCTATTCAGAAATGGTTAAATTTAACAATTATTTTAGAAAACAGATACGTTGATATTTGGATTAATGGTGTCTTATACCATTCAAGGCATTTAGAAAATATACCAGAATTAGAACCAGGTAAAGATGTGAAATATTTAAGAAACGGGGGATTTAGTGGGCATGTTTCCCGGATATATCATTATGAAACGAATTTATCAAAGAAAAATATCAGAGGTCTATTTTTAGCTGGTCCAATATCTAAAAACCCCTTCAATAAATTAATTCATTTGTTTAAGAAAAGTGTTGCTAAAGTAAAAAATTTAATTACTCTTACCCCAGATAAATGCGATGCCTGATTTATTATTTTATTAATTATATAACTTATTTCATTGATAAAATATATTATTATATTATATAGCGATGTTAAAGAATACCTTCGATTCTATAAGTCAAAATAGAACAGCAAAAATAATAATAATTATAATAGTGGTTATCATTTTAATATACTATGCATATAAATTCCTGATGGATATGAATGAAACCTTAAGTAACGAAGCCATGATTCAGAGAGTAGAACAAGAAGCCAGTGTAGTAAAGACATTACAGAAAACATTAGATAAACTTAAACCATCTAAAGATGGAAAAAGTATGACATTTACTACTTGGGTAATCGTCCAAGACTTTGGTTCATCTGCCTATTTAAATAAAGAAAAGTCTATACTAGTATGGCCTGGTTCTTTCAAAATACTTTTATCCGGGGAACAGAAGAATAATTTAATAATATCAGCTTCTATGAAAAAGTCCAATGGTAAGGGCGGTGGTATTAAAACAACCACTATTCAAAATTATCCTTTACGGCGGTGGTTTCACATATCCGTAGTTTTTAGACCGAACTCTTTAGAAATATACATAGACGGAGAATTGTCAAGAACATTATCATTCGAATATGCCTTCGCTGGAAGAAGTAGTGATGACCTGAGTTATGGCGGTTATGGTGGAACTATATCAAATGTCAGATACTTTAATAAAGCACTTACTTATAAAGATATTAAATCGATATACGTTAAGGGTCCAATGCCTTTAAGAATAACCGATATTAAATCGTGGTTCCAAAAATCCCTTCCGACTGTTGATGGTGACTTCCGTATTGGTCAATTCAGCGTTAAGAAATTTTTCAAAGACGATGTATTTAATCCTATTAAGGGTTGGGGTGATGCGTTAATGGGGGTAGATAGCGAAGGCGTTACTTCAGCTGAGGTTATAGAAACTGTTTAGTAATTTAAATATTTTTTTTATTAAATATATTAAAAAAAATAAATCCTTATTATATAATAAAGGATATGCAAAAATTCAAGAATATTGTGTTAAAAAATAAATGGTTTGTAACATTTATATCGGTGGTGTTTGTAATTATTATGTGCTGGATTATTTACAAAATTATAAAAAAATTATTTTACAAGAAAGCCCACAGTATGTACGTTTTGAGCGGAGTTAAAGACGCGAGAGAGCCCGAAAAAAAATCGATGAGTGCTGAATTACATGGGAATACTATTGGTTTAGAATATACTATAAGTGCTTGGTTATACATAGAAGACTGGAATTACAATTATGGAAAATTCAAACACGTTTTACACGTTGGATACCCTGGTGCATTCAGTCCAAGTCCAGGTATATGGTTACATCCAACGAAACCAAGTCTTATAATACACCATAATACAAATGGTCTCGCTGCGGGGAATTTAAATCCTAATAATTTAGGCAGCACCATAACACCCGGTCATGATGCTACTATAGAAGATGTTAATACCGAGAGTTTTGCTAATCCGTCCAATAAAACCTTTAAAAAGTCTTTGGAGGGATTTTACGCGGAGGAGGAAGTCCCTGACCTTTTGGATTCTAACATTAATACTGAAATTGCTATGTGTAACGTATCTGATATTAAAGTACAAAGATGGATCCACTTAGGAGTTGTATTACAGAATAAAACGTTAGATGTTTATATTAATGGTCGTTTAAGAAAAAGTTGTACATTTGATTTTGTCCCCAGAGTACCAAAAGATGCGAATCGTCATATGTTTATTAACCAAAACGGAGGGTATCATGGTATTATAAGTGATGTTTACTATAACAACAGGGCTTTATCCGCCGTAGGAATTAATAGCTTATATAATAAGGGACACACTCGTATCGATGTAGATGGTTACTTCGCGAACTTCGCGCCTCCCAGCTTCAAGGCAATGCAATATAGTCTTAATAAATGTATGGGCACGGAAGGTGCAGATGGAATGAAAGATATGTTGACTCGGTTATCTCAAAAGATTCAAGGAACAGAATCAGCTGACGGAGATACTACCGCTGATGCGACCACGTCCACCGCTGGCGCTGGCACGGATACTACCGCTGGCACTAACACAGAAGCGACAACTGTCCCTGACGGCGTCGCCCCTGAACCCTATATGAATTACCAAAGGGTTTAAACGTTTTGTTAAAATTATATTAAGAAATATATTAAGGAAATAATATATTTTTTGAATATTAAATTATTAATTTTTAATAAAATAAAATATAATAAATATATATAAGATAATGGATCGATTAAGAAATTCATCTATAGTTGCTAAAGTAGCAAATGGTTTTGCTGGAGTAAAAGATTTTTTAACAAGTGGCTCTCCATTAAGTAAAATTGCTTTGGCAGTAATTTTTATTGTAGTATTTATTGCTTCAGTAAGTATATTCCGTAAAATTTATAAGAGATATCAACAAGTAGCAACCTCTTCCCCTTGGATATTAAAGGGTACTAAAGAAGGTAAAAAGGCTATAGTTATCACCCAAAATCCAGAAACGGACGGGTCGATCACAGCCCATCGTTCTAAAAATGAATTCGGTGGTTTAGAATTTAGTTATATGATTTGGATATATATTGCCGATGTCACCCATGGTAAAGGAACTGATACGAATGATAGAATACCAGAAGAAGGTCAGCATATACTGCATAAGGGTAATGCGACGGCTAAAAATATCCAAGCACCAGGTATATGGCTCCATAAAAACAAAAACTCCTTAAGAATTAACATGAATACTTTTAAACACGTTAAGGAATTTGTAGATGTTGACAATATCCCATTAAATAAATGGGTACACTTAACTGTCGCCGTAAGACAAAGAGACTTAGATGTATTTATTAATGGTAATATAGTGCAAAGACTCAAGATGAAAGGACTTCCTCGTCAAAATTATGGAAACATATATTTAAATGCGTTCAGAGGCATAGACGGGTTTATGTCAAATACTCGCTACTTTAACTTTTATATTTCTTTTAGAGAAATTGATGAACATATTAAATATGGTCCATCACTCAAGGCATGTATCGATACCGGCGAAAAACCTCCCTATTTCGTCCCAAATTGGTGGCTGTCTTAAATTTTTAAAACAATTTAATTATAAATTTGATTAAATTATTTTTTAACATAAATAATAGTAATACAATGGAAATATCCGATATATCTGAAATTACCGATGAATTTTTATATAAAAAGGGATTTTGTGGTCTCCAAAATTTAGGCAATACTTGTTTTATGAATTCTATTTTACAATGTCTGAATAATACCCAACCATTATTAAAATATTTGTTTTCCGAAAATTTTACAGAAAATATTAGTAGTAATAAAAGTGGCGCACTTACATTAGCCTTGAAAGAAGTTATGAAAAATTTATGGTATAAAAACGCAGTATACTCGCCTGTTAAATTTTTAAGAACACTTCAAATGTTATCATTAGAGAAAAACAGATTTGAGTTTTCTGGTTTAGGACAGAATGATTCACAGGAATTTTTACAATTTATACTAGAAATTTTACAAGAATCGTTATCTAAAGAAATTTATATAGAAATCGAAGGAGAGCCGGAGGATGAATACGACGAATTCGCCATCAAAGCATACAACAGTTATAAGAAATTTTTCGAAAAAGACTATTCTGAAATTATAGAAATATTTTATGGACAATATTTTACACAAATAGAGACTGCTACTAAAGATAAATATGAAAAAAGCTATAGTTTCGAACCATTTAATATGTTAAGTATCGAAATCCCAACAAATTCCAAAAACCTATATGAATGTTTAGATAATTTTTCAAGTATAGAAACAGTAATAGAGGATGATACCCGGAAAATTATTAAAAAAGTATTATTTTGGACTCTGCCTAATGTTTTAATAATATTTCTTAAAAGATATAATAATAATTTAGAAAAAATTGATAAGTTTTTAGATTTCCCCATAGATAATCTCGATATGAGTAAATATGTAAAAGGGTATAACAGGGAGTCTTATAAATATTCCCTATATGGTATTAGTAATCATGGTGGTGGACTTGGTGGCGGACATTATTGGTCATATATAAAAAATATAGACGGTGAATGGTATAAATTTAATGATAATTTGGTTTCAACTATATCTTTAGAAAAAGTAGTATCAGAAAATGCCTATTGTCTATTCTATAAAAAAAACGATTAAATTAATAATAAATTATTTTATTTTATTATAATAATATATTATGGATTCTTCTTTATCATTCTCATCTGTAAATTCGGCACTGCCTGTAGTAAACAACCAAACGATTGTTATAATTGGTATAGTGTTATTATTACTATTAGTTTTATTATATTTCAATTTATATGTTACTAATATTTCTTATACTGGGAACTCGTTAGATTGGAAAGCTACTTTAAAAAAACTTTTTAGAATACCTGAAATATCTACCGAATTAAGTATCGGTACTTCGCCTAATAATATAAAATCGGAAACTAAAATAAATGTTACACCCTATAAACCAGCGAAGAGGCGTCCACTCAATCCGTCTATATTCGGTGAAACACCATATGTTGGAGGAACTCAAACTTTTGATAAGAAATCTAAATGTAATCGAAACGGACAAGCCGATATAAAATTTTCGAATAAAAAGGAGGTTTTTAATATAGATAATAACGATTTTACATATGATGAAGCTCACTTAATGTGTAAGTCATTAGGAAGCAAATTAGCCAGTTATTCGAATGTATTAAACGCGCATAAAAAGGGGGCTAATTGGTGCAATTATGGGTGGTCAGCAAATGGATTGGCTTTATACCCTACTCAGAAAAAATTTTGGAATAAGTTACAAGAAAAAGGCGGGAAACATAAAACTAAATGTGGAAAACCAGGTGTAAACGGTGGATTTTTCCCAGATAAATCTTTAAAGTTTGGAGTAAATTGTTATGGATACAAACCACTACCCGATGAATCTAAAATTGTTTATACCGAAAACAACTGTGATATAAGCAAGGAATTAATGGATAAATATCGAAATAAATTTAAAAATGGCGATATTGAAGTGAGACCTTTCAATAAGATAAGATGGTCTACACACAGCGATAAACATTCAAAATATATAATTACCCCCAAAGGTGAAGAAGATATAATAATGGAAAAGGAGTTGGCAAAAGTTATTAAACACTAATAATCATCCATATAATACATATCGTCCATAATATCTTCATTATAGTATTCTGTAGTTATATCAAAATAACTATACTTGTCAAAAAATTTACTAACTTTAAATACATCTAAATTTTCAAATAACATGGACGGTTTGCAATATTCCATTAAATCATATAATTCGTTGAAAATTTCTGCTTCGTATTTAGAGGGATCAACTTCTTCATCGTTTGACATTCTGAATTTTAATTATATATATATATATATATATAATTAAGCTTTAACTTAAAAATAATTCCCGTATATCCGCATCAATTCTCGCTTATTTGACCTAAACACTTCTCTACAAAAGTGCTTAAAAAGTATAGCGGTGTCGATGGTAAATTCCGCCTTATTTCTATAATAAATATCAACTATTTGTGAAAATGTTTCTTCTAATTCATTTATATTATCTGAAACCCATAAATTAAAAATTTTATTTAGAACAACGGTTTCGTAGGACATACGTCTCGTAATAGTTTTTTTCTCTATATATTTTTTAGTTTTATTCGTATCTTCTAAAAGAACTTTTTCAGGGGTCGTAGGTTTTTCTGGTTTGTTAATTATTTTCCCAAAATCGTTTTTTGTCAAATATTTATCTCCATTATATGCATCTATTTTTTGGGAAATAGTTTGTCTAATAAAGGCACTCATTTTGTTACTTTAACAAATATATTTCAATAATTAATATTATTGATTTATCTTTAAATTAAAACACTTATCCTGTCTTCATGCGAAGAGTTACAATTAATATAGTCACAAAAAAGGCTATCCATATCCCTCCACTAATAATACTATATATTGGCCATGAAATCATACTCATGCCAGGCATCATATTTGGTATAAAAAACATTATTGTTAATACTACAAATAATGCCCAAAATATCATCATAGTTAGTAACGGCCCATATTTCATTCTTATTATTTATATATATTTTAATTAGTGGTTACTATTTTTAAACGGTGATACTCTTTACTAGTGCGGTTCTTTAAAATGAATTGTAATAAACTTTTACTTTTTTTTGCCGTGAATTCAGTAATATCTATATTAGATATTCTAGATTTATTAGAAAGATAATAATTTCTATAATAATCTCTCAAAACTCTTGCGAGATATTTTTGAGAAAGAGTTTCTCTTCTAACATTTTTAATTATAATTACATCTTTTATCTTTTTATTTTTATTATCCAAGAGATAATTCTTTAATATATCTTCTAAATCGCTTTTTTTTTCCTTTAAGAAAACTGTTTTCCTCTCGATTTTTTTAATATCGTTGGATAGACTTTTATAGTTTTCTAAAATAGTAAGTATTTTCGAATGACTCATTATTATATCTTTAGTAAATAAAATTAATAAATTTTATTTAATAATTTAGACGATGGAACTATTATTAGCATGAGCCACCGATTTCCAATGGCTTTCTGTTAACATCGGAATCGATGGTGCTTTGCATCCACGGAGATACCTTAACTTGTGGGTTAGACGGTTCACTTCTTAATTGCCTGTTAGCGTTTCTTAATGATTGTCCTACAGTATTTACGCCGACGTGATAACCAGCTGTTAAAAAATTTTGGTCTCCTAATTTACCCGAGCTTGGAACTGATTGGGACCATGACGAATCCGCCGCACCTGGTAATAAATCTTCGGGACTTAATTGATCTTTGGGGAAGCAGTCCTTTGGCTTGTCGTTTCCTACAGCTTCGCTTTCACTATTTACTGGGGCATAAACTGAATTACGGCCTAGTTCTGTAACTCCCGGGGCAACTTCATCGGATACAAATTTTTCTACGGAATCGGCTTTCTTTGTTAAAAACATATTAACCACGTATAAGAGAGATATTACACCAACCGCTAATAAAACAATTTTAATTATCTGGTTTCTATTCATATTTATTATAATATAATAAAATAAAATAAATATTACAAAACTATTTAATTAATTATATATTTTTTAATTGTTCACGGAAACTTTGTATTTCAAAATCTAAATCCTCGGCTCTTTCTTTTAAAGTAGTACTCGCGGTTGTAGCTCTTATGGAATTTTGTAAAAAATGTTCTTTCTCTTCTTCCTTATTTTGGATACGTTTTAATATATTCACGCGCATATCTCTATCTTCATCTAACAATCTTTCTTCCATTTCTAAAATATCACCTTCTTCAACCGTATCGTTTGAATCCTCGGTTGAATCCTCGTTTATTTCTTCGTCATCGCTTTCCTGGGAGCTATTAACCTGTTCTTCGGCACTATTTTTATTAATACCGTTCTTACTATTACTACCATCATCTACAATTACAGTCTCGCATATATTTTTTTGCGAAGTGATCATTTTTTCAAAATCTAAATCATCCACGGTATCCTCGTCGTCATAGGTAAGTGAATCTAATTTAACATATAGTTTAAAGGTCTTTTTATATATCTCTAAACTATCTATACTTAATATTATTTGCAAATCTTCATCAATATTATAATTTGTTAGTTCCTCCAATAAGTCCTCGTCTTCGACAATAAATTCTAAAGATTTATCGTCATTTTCTAAATTATAAATATTTTCATAAAAATCGACAAGCATTTTTTGACTTAGGTTTTTACCAAACCATTTTAAGGAATATTTAGTCGATATATTTATTATTAAAGCATCTAAATTACTGAAAAATTCAACTAATTTAGAATCTACTATATTATAAGTAGCTATGTGGCGCTCATATTCGTTTTCCATAATACTGTCTAATTTTCCATGTGGTATTTGAAAAATGATTGGGGTTTCTAAATAAACCTTGTAAATATCGGTTTCTAAATCTTTACTAGGCGTTCCAATAAAATTTATGTCGAGACTTTCTAACTGTTCATAATCGGTATAATCACTGTATTCAATCATTTATTTTATATTTTAAAAATTGATAATTTTAAATTAGTTTTACCTTACTAAATTTCAAACCTTTAATATTTAATGGAAATTTTACACTCGTATCATCTATAAATATTTTACCCATTTCTAGACAAATATCGTATTCTCCTTCCATATTAGTTGTTATAAATTCTGCTACATTTGTTACGCGTCCATCTACTATAATAGGGTCTTGTTTGCTGTGAATAAATTTAGTATTTAACATTAATGGATAACCCTTCTTCGTAATAATATTCTTTTTAATGCTTTTTTCTATAAAATAATTTTCTAATACGTCTTCTATTTTAGAAATATTGTTTAAATTGCTATTTACTACGTTCCATTTAATGTAATATGAATTTTTGTATTTATCTGGTTTAAACATTGGTGTTACGTTTTTTAAATAAAATTTTATAATTTGGTTATTTTCTTTAATATTATAAATAGTTCCATTTTTTAACTTTGAAAGCTCGACTAATTGTAATTTACTCATTATAATTAATAATACTTTTTATATCTAAGTATATATTTAAAAAAAAAATATTTTAAAATAGTAATGATACAAGATATTTTTAATGATTTAATTGATAAATTTGTTTTAGAGATAAATAAAAAGGAGAACATTAGTAAAATAGAAAAAAGTCTCGTAGACCCGTTAATTAAATATACTTTTTCTAAGTTATATCCATATATAATGACCGTGTCAATAATATTCTTATTAACATTTTTATTAGCAATTTCAATTTTACTATTACAATTAAAACAACTAAGTAAAAATTTAGCGAACTAATAAAATTATATTATATAATTATAATATGAAATTATTATTAACAGTATCTATTTTAATTATTTTATTAATACTCCTTCTTAGATCAGAAAATATGGAAGGATTTGAAGTTAATAAAAAGGCTGAGATTAAATTTACAAAAAACAATAAGAGTAAAAATGGCATAACCCTAAAAAATAATACAGGGGCAATTGAAAATACTGCTAAAATAATATCTAATAAAAGCACAATTTTTATAACTTATTCTGTATCGGATGATAATGAACAAGGGACTCTTTTAGAAATTCCTGATAATTTTTGTAAAATATCTTTAGAAACAACCAGATTTAATATTTATTTATTTTTAACCTATATGCACACCGTTTATCAATATACTATTCCAAAAAAAACTAATTTAAAAAACAGAACTTCGTTAATCATAGCTCTGGTATTAAATGAAACGGGTCATGAACTATATGTTAATAAAAATATTTTAGTTCATGGACAAAGTATTATAAGAGATAATAATACTAAATATAAACTTTCGACTAATAAACCTATACTAATTAATAAAGATAAAAAATTATCAGGACTTTTACACAGTATATTTACCTATAATAAAATTCTTAGTGAGGAGGAAATAATCTCTATAAGTAATTACATAATAAAAAATAATATCAAAATAAGAGATATAGATACCTATGATAAATTCTATAAATTTCCTGCAGAAAAAGTAAAACCAAAAAAACAAAAAAAAACACAGAATCCTTGCGTGTTTATGGATAATAATTTATGTAAAAAGTGCGGAAATCCCGAAATAAATATTAAACGACCTAGTATAAAATACCAGAAGGGTTGTCAACAAAAAATCGCAGAATATTGCGAATCCAATTACGACGACGACGATACATGTAAAGTAATAGATTTTATAAATAACTTCTAAATTAATTAAAATATATTAATATAGTATAATTATATTAATGAAATTTCCATATTTAATAATCAGTTTATTAATTTTATTTTTAACAATTTTATATCTGAAAGACCGTTTAGAACACTTTGTATCGTGTAGTCGAGAAGATATAGAAAATTTTACTGGTGATGTTTCAAAATTGAAAGATAAAATTTTACCCAAACCCATAAACAGTCATGATGGTGTTACTCAATTTTTAAAGAAATTTCTTGGTAATGAGCAGAATAACTTTTTATTCCGCGAGTTTTGGAAGAAAATGGAAAAGGATGACCCTTCGGAGGATGAGCCATTGGATTTGTCAGATGCGACGATGTATAAATCACTTAGAAGTGTCTTTAGTGGCTTATTAATGGCTGAGTTTACTCTTGACACGGGTGAGTGGGAGGGTGATAAATGTGAAATATATAATAAATTTTTAGATGACATAGGGTATGATAAAGAATTGATGAGTGACCCTATTTTTGGGGAGGTTGAATTTATATCTAAACTTCGAAATGATTGTACCAAAAAAGAAGACACCATCGAGGCGTTCTCAGCCCTGGCATCGCCGGACTTTGCACTTAATAACTCCTCCCCACCGCCAACGGATGAGATTAATAACGAAGAAAACCCCGCAGAGAAATTAGTAATTACATCATATCCGGATTTTATAAATCATATTTACCGAATATGTTTAGGATTTTACGAGATCATGCATAATTATACGGACCATGACGTTAGCCATACACATAAAGATAACAAGGCCGTCAATATAGCAAAGACCAATTTAAAAAAAATACACAATCACATACATAAAAAACCCTCACCTACTAAAAAACACCCTACGGAGCATACCCACAACCATAAAAAACCCCCACCTACTAAAAAACACCCTAAGAAACATGCACACACACACAAGGACCACACAAAACACACTAATACACATAAGAAACAGGAAAAGATACCTCAATCAAAATGTAAAGACAAAATCGACGAGAACAAATTTATTCTTAAAAGTAAATTATTACCATATCCAGATATGACCCAATTTGTTAGAAAAAATGAGTTAAAAAAATATGAAATAGATAAAACTAAATATATACATAAATCAAATATACCTTCTCCATCTAGAATACCAGATGCCAGTAAATATATTCTAAAAACAGAAATGAAACCATTTAAAAGTGTAAATAAATGGAATAATCATAGTAATATTGGTAGCAGGCCTTTAGATATGAGCTTAGATTATAGTTTATACCCGAAACCAGTTACAAGTTGTCATACAGATAGTTCATGCATGAATAGTGATTTAAACTGGAATCATTCACAGGTCCACGACCACAAACACAATAATGTGAATAAAAATATACCAAAAAAGAAAAAGGGTAAAAATGAAAATGATTTTAATGAAAAACGGCTAGGTAGATGTAGTTTATTTGGAGAATCCTTAAATAATACTAATATATTTGGAGAATATTAGGTGATATTACATTTCCCACAAGAAGACTGGGCTTCTAAATCTTCTAAAATAAGCGCTTGTTCTACATTAATAATGGTGGGGGTCATTTTCTTGATAATTTGCTCAGAAGCATAATCAAACAAATAATTTATATTAATACCTTCTTTAGCAGAGGTTTCAACATAAATTATATTTTTATAAGTATTTTTTATCCTATTAATCTTATCGACAACGGAGTCAATTTTAATATCGCTTTTAGTCCCTACAAAAAAAACTTCTCTTTCTTCTATTTCGCAATTATTATTTAATTGCTCAAACCAATACTTGACTGTTTCTTGTAAATTATTTGTTTCGCGTGAAAGGTCTAAACACAGTAGAACTATTTTGGCATTTTTATAATACATAGGTAGTAAACTTCTATATTTTTCTTGACCAGCGGTATCCCAAATATCCAAAGATACGTCGACCTCATTAATTTTTAATTTTTTTGAATTAAAAGCACATCCTACAGTAGTTACGGATTTTTCTGTAAACTTGTTATCAACAAATCTTTTTAATAAAGACGACTTCCCTGTATTTTCATCCCCCAAAAGAACGCATTTTAAACGAATGATTTCACGGTTCATTTATTAAATTATACATATATTTTAATAATTAAAATTTTGATATAAGAAATATATAAATAATATATTTCAGTTAATGGAGATTTTAATAAAAAATGTTAATGATATATTAGATACTATCGTAGGCAAATATGACTTAAAATTAAACTCATTAGTAGATTATGTGTTTATTTTAGTAAGTAACTATTATGATAAAAAATTTTCCAAAAAATATATTTTCAAAGATATTATAAAACAAATAATATGCGAGTCATATCCTAATTTATGCGGAGATAGATATAACAATTTTATAGTCAACGATAATAGTCATCTAGTAGATTATTTAAAAACCATACCCCAATTTGAACAAAGGACCCCTGGATGGTTTAAAATGAAAGAAAATAGTGTTGGAGCAAGCGAAAGTGCAATTATATTTGGTAAAAGTGTGTTTTCTAACCGAAGGAAATTACTTTTAAAAAAGAGCGGATTTAAAGAAAAGTGGATTCCCAATCCAGCATGTACGCACGGAACAAAGTATGAGCCTATTGTGCAGCTATTATATCAAAACAAAAATATGGTTGAATTGTTTGAATTCGGTAGCTTAGTACATAAAAAATACCCGATGATAAGTGCTTCTCCCGACGGAATAACCACGGAGGGTGTTATGGTTGAAATTAAAGTGCCCTATAGAAGAATAATTACAGGAATACCTCCTATATATTATTGGTTTCAGATGCAACAGCAAATGGAGGTATGTAATCTAGACAGAGTTGATTTTGTCGAATGTAATATAAGTGAATATCTGAATAAAAAAGAGTTTATAAAAGATACGAATAATAAAGAAGACCCTAACGCTTGTATAAACAACGAAGGTAATATTAAAAATGTTATAATTGAGTACTTTAAGAAAAACGATATAGGTGAATTAATAATAGATTGGATTTACCCTGATAAATTTCTCAAAATAGATGAGATTCCTAATTGGGTTTCGGATATAAAAAAACAACTTAAGGAAGGAAATGATACTATATTTTCTAGAGATATTTACTTTAAAATAAATAAGTATTCATCAACCGAGATATGGCGAGATCGGGAATGGTGGTCACTAAATTACAAAGAGTATTTAAAATTCTGGGAAGAAGTAGAACATTATAGAGAAATCGGAAATGAATCGCTAATGCCTAAACCAAGAAAACCTAGAAAAAATAGAGTAAAATATTTAATAGTAGAGGAAGAAGAATATTAAAATTACATAAATTAAAATTACATAAATATTTTATATATTTATTTAAGTAATTGATGTCTGTTAAGATAGGTAATAAATATAAAGTTTTAAAAAAAATAGGCGAAGGTGCTTTTGGTACTGTATATAAGGGCGTTATTAAAGGAACTGATAATATAGTAGCCATTAAAATAGAAAGCAAAGAAAGTAAAACCATTAATAGATTAAAACATGAAAGTTTGGTTTATGAGTATTTACGGGATGCTGTTGGATTTCCTACAGTTTACGAATTTCTCGAAAGAAAACATGATTATGTATTTATTATGGAATTTTTAGGGCCTAATTTAGAAGAACTTTTCAAATTTTGTGATAGAAAATTTAGTCTAAAAACAGTTTTAATGATTTCAATACAAATACTCAATCGAATAGAAAAACTCCATAACAGAGGATTTATACACCGGGACATTAAACCTGATAATTTTTTAATAGGCGTGAATGATAAAAAAAAAGGACGTGTTTTTATAATAGACTTTGGGCTTTCGAAAAAATATATAACTAAGACCAAAACACATATACCGTATAATGATAATAAGCATTTCACGGGCTCGTATAGATACTGTTCTATAAGAAATCATAAAGGAATCGAGCAAAGTAGAAGAGATGACTTAGAATCAATAGGTTATATGTTAATTTATTTTTTAACTAAAAAGTTACCTTGGCAGGGTTTAGGTGGGTCAAATAAAAATACGAAGAAAAAGAAAATTTTCGGTGTTAAAAAGAATATCTCCCTGGAACAATTATGTAAAGGTATTCCCAAGGAATTTTTATTGTATATGAAGCATTGTCGATTGTTAAAATTTACTGATAAACCAAATTATAAGTTATTAAAAAAATTATTCATTACATTATTTAAAAAAAAAAATTATTCATTAGACTTTGTTTATGATTGGAATATAATAGCAAGACGCAAAAAACGTTTACAAAAGTAAATTTTTAGTAAATCTAATATAAAAAAATAAATTATGTTTATATAATAGATTTTAATGGGTGGAGGACAATTACAATTAAATTCATATAAAACAAATAACAGTTTTTTAACAGAGAATCCACAAACAACTTTTTTTAAAAAATGTTATCACCAATATAATAATTTTTCAAAATTACAATTTACGTTGGATGTAAATAATATTACACATAAATCATTCGAGTATAATAATACCTATAATATTACAATACCCAAAAACGGAGACCTAATAAAAGAATTTTATATTTCACTTACTTTACCTAAGATTTCGGATCCGTCCGGGTCGGGCACTTTGGCTCATTATAGTGATATAAAGTGGGTGGAAGATATCCAGTTTAAAATAATTAAGTATATTAAATTTAAAATAGGTGGACAACTTATACAAGAATTTAATTCAAATACTCTTTATTTTTATTATAACTTGTTATTATCCAACGAAAAGAAGGCCTTATTTAACTTGGCCACCAATCAAAGTAAGATTAATTGTGCCGACAGCAGCAAATGTTATAATGAACCTGTTAATTTATTAATTCCTATTCCAGTATGGTTTTTTACAGATGCATTTCCAATATCTTGTTTAGAATTTATGGATATGGAAGTGGAATTTGAACTAAATAACTTATCAGATTTAATCCTTGTAAGAGAAAATAATATTGTTAACATTTCTGGAACAACTACAAAAATAAATAAATCTTTTTGGAGGCGTCCTTTGGTTTCGGAATCTAGTTCCCCGAGTAATAGGAATTACAAAGGCTTTATTGATACCGATTATAGATTAGCACCTGAAATTAAAACAAATTATATATTTTTAGAAAAACATGAACTTAAAAAATTTTACGCACATTCAAACCGATACTTAATTGAAATTTATAGAGAAACTTTAGTAAGAGATATTTCTCAGAAGCACGAATATAAGACCGATGGTAAGTTTAAATATAACTATGAAACCCACGGTTCGACTAAAGATGTTATAATAGCTATTAAATCTGATAAAAATACTGCATTTAACCAACATTTTAATTTTACTAATTTAGATAATTTAGAAAAAACTAATACTAATTTGTTCCAAAACTATTTTTTTAAAATAGCCTATGAACAATGGGATGTCAGTGGGGGGGATTTAATAGATTATTTAGAATATTTCGTGAATGATACTGAAGGAACCGCTACAAATTTACCACGAGCTAAATTTCCTTTAATATACGCACAAGAAGGTATAACTTTACCAAATAATATTATTATTAGTTATAAATCAGCTTTTAGGAGTAAAGATATTGTAACTTTAAGAGAAAATTGGAATTATAGAACGTTAGATAAAAATTCAACTGAAAATCGCTATCTTATACCCGGACTTCATCCATATTTAAATAATTTATCGATAAAAAAGAATATTATTAACGAATTACAAGTAAAATTTAATAAAATGGTTAGAATTGAACCTAAAACAGGGGAATTTT